GAAGACTTATTGCCCGTTATTAATAATATGATAATGAATATTCCTAGAATACATGCAGAAATAGTAACAGAAGTACTAGAAAATGGAAAGGAGAGTGGCACAGATGAAGAAGAGTGATTATATTTATATCGCTAATAAATTGTGGAATACTGCTGACGGCAAACCTTCTTACTTTTACATGGGTAAAAAGGATAGAAGATTAATTAAAGAATTAATAATGAAAATAAATAAGGAGGGAATAATAAATGACAATGATGAAATTAGCGAGGATGATGGAGGCACTAGAGGGCAAAACACCAACTCAACAAGTGGCTTTAGTTTCCAAAGAAGTAAGTAAGTTTAGTAATAGACCTATTTTATTTTCTATATTGGGGTTAGAATATGCTAGCAATAATATTGGTTTGGCTAAGGCTAAGAAATGGATTGCGAAATGTCTTAACATTTTTGACGACGAAGTAGAAAGTATGCACAGCGCACTATCAGATTTAGGCGATACTATTTATCACCTAGATACTTCTAAAGATAATGAACAGCAAATTCCGCTATCCTCCGTATATCGCTTACTAGAATTAGACTGTAGCAATATGGGGAGTAGTTCATTTAGCCTAATAGAAGATACAATAGGGCTAATGTCTGCATTAGAAAGGAAATGGTTTATCCGTTATTGGTTAAAGGTTCCTAGAAATGGAATAAATGCTGGCGTAGTCTACAAAATGCTGGCTAAAACCTATTCTAAAAAACTAGAACATGTTAAAGGCCACATCAATTGTAATTCGATTCAAGACACAGTTCGCTACTATGACATGAATGAAGTACCTAGTACCACATTAGAACATGGTAGATTTGTCAAACCTATGTTAGCAAAAGAAGTGCCTATGGATAAGTGGCCTAAAGAAAAAATTGTCGATTACAAATATGATGGCAATAGGTATCAGATTCACAAAGAAGGAGACAGTGTAATTATCTTTAATCGTAAAGGAAACATAGTTACTCCACAGTTTCAAGATGTTGTAGAACGGGTTAGAGAATATCCGGTTAACCGTTGTATTCTTGATGGAGAAATTTATCCCATTAAAGAAGATGGTAGTCCCGATGAGCATAAAAAAATGGCTACGAGGGTACACTCAAAGGACCATGAAAAGGCAAGAGAGAAAGTAAAGGTCAAGTGGGTTATATTCGATTGTCTAAAATACAGGATAATAACTTTGATGGATATGCCTTATTCACATAGACTTACTATGATGAAAGAATTACCTGACCAAGCACACCGGATGAAAGAGGGTGGAGATGTTTTAGCCTTTTACAACCGAGCAATAAATGACGGCTTTGAAGGAATTATTGTTAAAGATGCTAACAGCCCTTACCAATCCGGTAAGAGGGCTAGTGCTTGGGCTAAATATAAACCGCCTAGAATAGAATTAGATGTAGTTATTCTTTCCGCTAGATATGGTGAAGGGGCAAGAGCAAATGTTTTTGCCTCTTTTGATATTGGCGTTAAAAGCGATAATGGTTTTATGCCATTGGGTGCAATAGGTACAGGCTTTAGTCAGCAGGATTTATTATCTTTAACTAATAGTCTAAGAAAAAATGTAGAAGCCTATGATAATAGGACTTACAAGTTCTTACCTAAAGTGGTGCTAGAGGTGACAGCGGATTTAATCTCTAGAGATGCTAAAGGAAATATCGGATTAAGATTCCCAAGAGTAGTTAGAATTAGAGACGATAAGTATGTTGCTGATATTAATACTGCTGCTAATGTAATAGAAATGATGGTTTGATATTATGTTGAATCCCGAAATTCTAGAATGGACCGAAGAGTTCGGGGCCGTAACAACATTTTCATTTATGGTCTATGGCCCATTTAGAGATGAAGTTGCAGATTTGTTAATTCAAGGATTGAGACTTCATCTATTAGCCAATGGCAAAGTATTTCCTATACTTTCATTTATCAAGGATATTGACGAAGATGAAGCAAGGCTGATGGGAATTTATCAAGGCACGAATATATATTTGGTTATGCCGGAAAAGAAGGGGGAGTTGGAGGATTTGATAGTAAATGTCACTATCGACTTCTTTAGATTCTTAAGACTAAAAAACGAATATCTAGGAATGAAGGAGGAGAGTAGCCTTGTTTAATAAGAGCCACTTAGTTGGCATTCTGGTCGGTTTAGCCAATTGTGACATCCGAGTTGAGTCTAATTATAGAAGCACTTTAGGTTATGATGTAAAACCTAGAATACATATTAGAGGGTCTTTAGATTTCCTAAAAGAAATTGAAAGGAGCCTATTACAGCATGAGATTACTTGTTCGATTAAGGAAAAAGAATCTAAGGCTAGAAATAAACCTGTTCTAATTATTAGAAGAATTATGCACCTACAAAGGCTGTGTAATATGATAGAAGAATCGTTAGGCAGAAGAGACTTTACAGATGCTAGAAACCAATGGCATGAATTTAGATTAGTAATAGAACTAATAAAAAATAAAAAACATCTAACTTTAGAAGGGTTGGAACAAATATTGGAGATTAAGGGTTTGATTTAATGGGCCTTACAAGTATAAATAAAAATAGAACAATAGTAATTACAGGAAAACACGGAACGGGAAAAAGCACAATGGCTAAGGCCATGTTTGAAGACCCTTTAGTTTTCTATGCTAATGAGATTTCTATAAATGATATTCGCTCTATACCTGCCGAAAGAGGCATAGTTATAGAAGACATTCATCTAAAGCCTAAGAAGGATGAAATCTTAAATGTTCTAAGAAATTACAAAGGCGAGGTCGTGATGACTTCGCTAAATCAAAAAAGTATCCCTAAAGATATTAAGAACATGGTTAAGTTCAAAAGAGCAGGAACCGTACAACACATAAGGAATAAGATTACAGAATTGGCTCCTAGATGTGAAGAACCATTTTCCTTTGAAGCCGATACATTTAGTCTAGTATTAGCATATCTAAAGGAGAGCAATAGGGATTTAATCTCTGACATGTTAAAGTTTAACAAGCCATCAGATACACAAATAATGTCTTGGCTTGTAGAAAACATACACCCTAATAGATTAGCGTTTGTAGATAGTGTAGTTAAGCGAAGGTGGTCGCAAGATTACTTTTATGAAATGTTGGCCTATACCTTTGCAGGTAAAAACTACAGTAGGCCCTCATACCCTAAAAGAAAAGCATATTCAAAAATACCTTCTTTATGTAGAAGGCTTGGCTTAAAGAGTGATGGTGAAAGATTACTCAAACAATTGTGTCAAGATGAAGAGTTTAGTCGTTGGGCTAAAACAAAATTAAACAATAGTGAGTGTAGATTGCTTGGTCTTGGTGAAAAGAAGATAAGAAAATCTAAAATTAAAATAAAAGTAAAAAAGTTAAGTGATTATTATGCAGCCAAAGAATAAAGCGATAGCAAAGATAGAAGCAATAGCGGAACGATTAGAAAGACATAAACTTCTTCTTCGACAGTTAGAAGATATAGATATGTTATGGCAAGAACTCGATTGGCAGATTTGGCAAGAGCCGCACCATTTCAATATAGAAATAGTAAGAGTAATGTCGGCTATCGAGCATGAAATTGATAGAATAGAAGTTAAGTTGGAGATGATATAATGTTATGGACTGAAAAATATAGACCTAGTGGGTTAAGTGGGCTAAAGGGCCAAGAACATTTTGTAATGGATGCTGAGAATTGGGTAGAATTACAAAATATGCCTAACATATTACTTTACGGTAATAATGGATTAGGTAAAACCACTGCTGGCATAGCACTAGCAAAGACTATCCTAGGTGAAAACGCATTGGATAACTTTTTTGAAATTAATGCCTCTGATGATAGGAGACTAGAGATTGTTAGAACAATGATAAAGGAAATTGCTCAAAGCGGAGGCATAGGAAATATCCCCTTTAGACTCATTCTTTTAGATGAGATGGATGGGATGACCCAAGATGCTCAGAACGCCCTTAAACGAATCATGGAGAGGTATTCTGACAATGTTAGATTCATCATTACTTGTAATGACAAATCTAAGATTATTTTTGCACTTCAAAGTAGATGTGCAAACTATCATTTCAAGCCATTATCTTCTCAAGTAGTGCTAGATGTCTGCTTAGATATTTTGCGTAGTGAGAATATAACAAAGTATTCTGAGGAGGAATTGCAGGGCTTTATTAGTGCATACGGAGGTGATTTAAGGAGGGCAATAACCGAGTTACAGGCGGCGGTTGCATCAAACAAACCTTTGAAAATTCAAGTGCAAGAAGGTCTACAGGAATATGAAAATATAGTAAATGAAATTATCAATAAAAATGCAAGCATTCTATCAGAACTACACAATCTTTTGTATGACGGCAAAACCGTCAAAAATATATGCGTAGGTCTACATGATGTAATCATTAATGGTACAATTGAAAGCAATATCAAATTCAAATTTTTAAGAGTGATAGGTGAAAGCGAATGGCGGTCCACTACTATGACACCGAGAGTATTACTCTCATGGATGGTAGGACAATTAATATGAAAAAGGAGGTCTAAATATGGATGAAAAAATAAAGAACGAAGTAGAACAAGGAGCAAATCTTCTTGGTCTTAGCGAAGAGGATGCTATGACTAAGTATGAAGATATATGCAAGGAGAACGGGGTAGAAACGACAAACCCAATTGGATTAGGACTTTGGCGCAGTTATGTAGCACAAAGTCGTAGAGGCCAAAAAAGTACCAGCAAGTCGGGCGGAGACAGTCTTTCAAAGAAGGCATTTGGATTCTTTGTCTCGCTTGAGTCTCCTAGAGACACAATGGTATGGAATCGTAATAAGGCTAAAGAGGAATATGCTCGTAATGCAGATTCAGCCCTAGAAGAAGGATTAGTAGCAACAGCAACCGCTTCTGATGAAGGATATAAAGTCCTAAGAGTATTCAAGGGAGACTACCAAGAGCGAGTAGTTAAGACTCTACCCGACGGTGCAGAAGAATTGGAAAACGGTGATATTATTATTCCGCTTGACAGTACAGAAACATATCCTAACGGTGGGAAAAACCGCAACTTTGGTAAGCCTTTACCGTCTCAAGAATACCGTAGAACCGGAGTATTTTATGGGATGGTAGGAGATAGTACAGAGATGAAACCTTACTTCTTTTCCTATAAAAAGGATGGATGTTTAGATTTCCAACCAAACTGTTTTGAACACTTGCACATGGTTGTAATTAAGAATGAAAATAGTGACGACATTTATGGCTACACCGAGGTTACAAAATCTAGTTTAGTTATGAATGATTCTCTAGACCCTGAAAATTCAGATTATAGAGATATGTCTAAGTTCGATTATGTAGAAGTTTTAACTGATGTATTCAGCCATAAGATTTCAGCATTGGTAGATATTGAACGAGAACATGGTAACAACAGTATGTTGCCAGTTAAAGAACGCTATTTAATTACTGATGGTACAGTTTGTAATATGAACATGACTCCGTTTGGAAACGGTAATCGTGTTTTGAATATCACAGACTTAAATGCTGAGTTTGATTATGAAGGAGGAAATAACATGACAACATGTTGGGTTCCACCTCATATAAATATCGACTTTGGTATTGGTAGCAATATCATAGTGATTGGTAGAACCTCTCAGAGACAAGGAGATGAAGGACCGGAACCTGTAACAATGAATGTTTCAGGTATTCTAGTAATAGAAAAGGTTGGTTCTCCTGTTGAAATGGAGGATTCGGGAGTAGAAGAAACCGATTGGTTTAATTGAGACTCCATCTCTTTGGGCTAGTATTGTAGGATTAGGGCATTACTCTATTTATGTCCTTTTATTATGTAAAATATAGCCTAAAGAGCGTTAACAAGTGTAAGTATGAACTTGGGAGGAATTGATACTTGAGTGGGTGCAAAACCCACTACCCTTTAGAGGAATTAAAATGAATGAATTAGTAGATGAAAGATATATTTTGAAATCCGGTAGTTACCTTGCAGATTTGGCAAAGGTTGACTTTATTACTTGGAGAGAAAATGAAGAAGACGGTGACTTTTGGTTAAAATTACATATCGGCCAAAAGGAAGTAAGATTTGCTTGTGACAGAATGGTTATGGAGTCAGTATTGACTTCATGGACTGAATCACAAGGAAAAGAAGTAGATATGAGACAATATGAATTAGGTGAAGTAAATGGCATTGATTAATAAAAAAGGAGAGGCTGCTGATATGTCAGTAGTTGAAGAAAAGAAGAAGACTATGTTTGGAAAGAAGCAAGATGATTTTAATTCTTCCTTTTCTGAATATATGAAGAAGAAAAGACAGAATAGAAAGTCTCGTTTAGTGTTAGGTATTTGGGGCCAACCCAAAACCGGAAAGACGGGAATCGCTTTGGATTTTCCCGACAGGAAAATCTATGTTTTAGATTGGGATAGAGGCGTAGAGTCTACATGGTTTGAACACCATGAGGGTTCAGATAGAATAGAAGTTTTCTGCCCTATTGAACAAAACAAGGAAAATGTTATTGACATACATAAGAGTGAAGAAAACTCTCATATGTTTATTAAATATGTTAGAGGCAAAATAGAAGAAGGGGAAAACCCAATCTTTGTTATTGATGGTGTAGATGAATGGTACAGTAGTTGTATTTACAAGGTAAATCCTAATCCAACTGTCGTTACTAAAATGATGCCTTATCAATATGGACCTAGAAACAAAACTTTCTATCACTTGTTAGAAAGTATTTATCACTTAAATTGTGATGTAATTTATATCACGCATGAGACTGAAAAGTACCAAGACAATTCCCCTGTGGGGATGATTCCTGCATGGCGGGATTGGGGCGGTAAATTAGAACAAGAGATTTATTGTTCTAGAAAGAAGGTTAAAGGTGAAACCCACTATCTAGCAGAATTGGTAGGTAGTAGAACTAATGGTAATTTAGTAGGTACTACTTGGACCCTTAGAAGCGGTTCACCGCCTAAGATTATTTGGGATGGATTACCGGAATTACGAGAGGGTAAAATATGAAGTGTAGTATTTGTAAAGGAGATATAGAGAAAAAATATATGACTAATCTTGAAGGGGATAGAGTCATGTATTGGGGAAAAGGAAATAATGCTCAACCTATTAATGATGGGCGTTGTTGTGACGACTGTAATGATACAGTTGTAATTCCTCAAAGGATAAAAAATGTTATGGAGGCTAGAGGAAAATGGAGTTCACAGTAGATGGAAAAACAATACTTCGTGCATTAGACGATATTCAAGGTAAAGGGAAATATGGTATTTCTAATAATAACCTTAACAATTGTGTCTATATGGAATTAGTAGATAACACCTTAGATTTATGGAATGCAGATGCAACATTGTGCCTAAACATTACATTAGAAGTCCAAGGAATAGAAGACGGAACCTTTGTTTTTGATGCAAAGTCCCTACTACCTTTCCTTAGAAAATTCAAAGAAGAGGTTAGTTTTAGAGCCGACCAAGTTCTAGAAGTAGGGCAGGGAGGGAGCGTTGTAACTCTACCAAGAGTAGTTGCTCATTCCGACATCAATGCAATTACTAGAATAAAAGGTATGTTAAAAGACATTGCCTTTGAAGAGGAAATAGAAACGCTTTGGATGTTTGCCACTAACCGATTTGAAGGGGCTTTTAGTTTAGATTCGGAGATTTTTAAGAAGACTATGGGGCTTTGCGAATTGATTCCTAGTGGAGTATATCGCTTAGATTATGCAGTAGAAGATTCGCCTTCACTAGTAATTAGTACGCAGACTTCTGCAACAAACCGATACATAGAAGCAGTATCAATTGAAAACCCTATAGGGGAAAGCGCAACGGTAGAATGGACCGGACCATTACATAAGTTCTTTGATGGGAGAATAAATGTATATGTGAAAGATAATTTTCCGTTGCTATTAATAGGTGAAGATAGAAAATTAATTCGTGCGCCACATATGAGTTCGTGATAAAATGATAATACACACAATGAATGACAATAAAAATATCTATACAGCGTGGAGAGAAAACGGCGAGCGAGTATTTAAGATAGAGGAATTTAGACCCTACTTTTTTATTGGTGAGAGCCATAAGAAATTTAATACCTATAAGCCTAGTAAATACATTACTAGGAACTTTGAATACGAATCGGGAGATTGGTTTTCCTTAACTGGCGAAAGGCTAACTAAAGTATATGTTGAGAATGCTGATGATTTAAGAACTGCCAAAAAATTATTTGGTAAGACATATGAGGCTGATGTTAGGTATCATCATAGATATGCTATTGACAAACTAGAATCAATTCCTGAATATAAAATGCGTAAATGGTATTGGGATATGGAATGGCAACAAGGCGGAGAACACCACGATTGTATTACTACTATTGTAGTGTATGACAATTATGAAGAGAAGTACCATCAATGGGTATGGTTTCCTAATCCATACAAACATGAAATCAAAAAGGTAAAACCGAAATATGTTTTTGGTTCTGAAAAAGAAATGCTTGAGCATTTCATTAATACTATGGTAGCCAAAGACCCTGATATGTTATTAGCATGGTTTGGATTAAAGTTCGATTTTCCTAAGTTATTAGATAGGTGCTGTGCTTTGGGTATTAATCCATTACGCATGTCTCCTATTGGAAAAATAGATTATGTAAAAGAGTCTTACAAAGGTCATAAGTTTAGTAAGTCAGAAGAAGGGTTTTCCCCAATATCTCAGCCTCTTGGCGGTAGATTGATGCTTAATTTAGATATGGCATTTGAGCGACAATGGAATGATTCTCAAAGAGGAACATTACCATCAATGAGTCTAGATTATGTTTCTGAAATAGTACTAGGTGAAAAGAAACTAGTAAGTGAAAGATTTCCCGACCCTAACGAGTTTTACCGTAGGGCTTGGTTAGAAGACACTAAAACCTATTTAGAATATGCACTTAAAGATGTAGAATTATTAGTTAGTTTAGATAATAAAAACTATTGTAGCGAGGCTATGTTAGCATTGCAGAGGGTACTAGTTGCTCCATTTGATGCTTGTTTTTATGCAAGCCATATGGGAGGAATCTATTTTATGAGAAATGCTTCTTGGAAAGCAGATACAGGAATTAGGCCAAAGAACAAAGTTTGTTCTAATTGCGGTACGGTTAACGACTTAACAAATAAAACCTGTAAACAATGTAAGGAGAGTTTATCCTATCAAGGTGCTATGGTTTATGACCCATTAAGTGAGAGTACTAATGGCTTACATTATGGAATCGCAGCGTTTGACTTTGCGGCTCTTTACCCAAGTATGATTTTAGCGAGGAACATTTCATTTGAAACTATTTCAGATGAGCCTACTGAATTTGGTGCTAACTTAGCAACTCCAAAGGACTTTAGCATTAATGAGGAAAAAGATATGGTTTACTTTAAGACTGATAAGTTAGGCTTATTGCCTACAGCAGTTCTAGAATTAAAGGACTTACGAAGTAGATATAAAGCAAAGATGAAAGAAGCAAGAGAAAACGGTAATGATTCGGAGTATGTAAAGTGGCATAATAACCAAATGGCAGTGAAAAGAATTTCTGCGAGTTTCTATGGGATTCTCGCTTTTGCTGGTTTTGGTTGGTCTAATGTAACATTGGCTGAAAGCATTACTGCAAGCGCAAGAGAGGCTATTAGAAATGCTGCATTTAAGGCAAAGGAGATGGAAATATGAAAGATAAAACTACTATCGGGTTTCTTTTATCTATGAGGGATAAAGACAATGATGAATGGCTTTCTATTTTAGAAAATCATTCTTTGGCTAAACGCTTAATAGGGCAAAGTCATATTCGCAATACTTTATTAGAAATGATACACACATGGTTTTATGCGGATTTTTTAGTAAAAGATTGTTTAGAACTAAATGAAATTATAGAGAAAAAGGCAAAGGAGATGGAAATATGAAAGGCTACAAAGCAAATATATACACAACGACTCTACCAAAAAGTATCTATTATAACCAAGGTTATGGTTTATCGACAGTATGGAAATATGTAGGTGAAGAGGAATGAAGTGCCCTAATTGTGATGGAAAATTAACAATTAAATCTTATAAAAAGGTAACATATGTTTATTCAAATGTGCATAAGCAATATGCCACCCTAGAATGCGAGGATTGCGACCATACGGAGGTATTTAATTGAATAATATATCTAAAAAAAGAATACTATTAGCATTGGAACTAAGAGAACTACAAGAACCGTTTACTTCTCTTGAAATGAGAGAATTTTTGGTATCTAAATACGGAGCAAAAAACTGTTGCACAACTAGAGCGATAGGATATGTCCTAAAAGGCAAATGTAGAGCCACTGGCAATACAAATGAAGTAACTCAATGGAGGTATAGAGATGATTGAAATAATAAAAACAGAAAGTGAAAAAATGATAGAGGCATGGAATGACCCTAAGCAGGTTATCCTATTATTGATATTAATAGGTCTTGTTTGGTGGGCGCAAACCTGTATAGATATTACAATCGAGGGTAAAAAATCTTTACCTATGTCTATAGTTGTATTCTGCGCTTTATTTTTCATCTTTCCCATATTATATATTACAGGGGCGTTGGATGAATGATAAGTAAGATAATAACAGTAGAGATTCGATGCTCTGATGAAGATACTTGGAAAGAATCTAAAAAAGATATAGAAGAAATAATGTCTATGATGAAGACATTAAAGCGTGAAGCAAGGATATTACAAATAAATAATGGAGGTAGTGAAAATGATGGAAAAGACGAATGAATTATTAGAAAACTTATTGTCTATGATTGCTAGGAGCAATCGTATATTGGTTATGGTTAACATAGTCAATATAGCGACAATTATGACTCTATTGGTGGTGGTATTATGAGTTATTATGCTGTATGTAAAGTGTGTGATGCTACCTTTAAGAAAAGAAGTATGGCTTCTAGGCAAGATAAGTGCTACGGCTGCGGTGAAGGCGGTAGATATAATGCACTTACAGGAGTAGAGAAAAATAGCCTAAATGAAAAACAAGAGTTCTATGATAGATTAGAGACTATCGAAAAAGATATGAAAATGTTATCCGATAGCATAGAAGGAATAGTACGAAGGACAATAGAGAATCAATTCAAAGATGTAGTCAAGGTATTTGTAGAAGATGTATTAGATTCAAAATATGGACTTTTAGATAAAGACCATGTTATAAAAAGCATTGCTACATCCCATTCTAGGTCTTCGATGAATAAAGATGCCTTAGCCGAACTCAAGAAGCAAGTTAGTAAACTAAAGGCCAGCATCAGTAGTCTAAAAGTAAGGAGAGAGAACCATGAAAAAAAGAACTGAACCCCAGTGGAGCAATTATTTGAAAAATCTACATGATAAAGATGTAGCAGCATTTGCTCAAAAGTTGGGAATGAAGGCTCTTAATGGATTGAATAAAGAAGAGAAAATAAGAGTATTAGTTATTCATTTAGATGTAATGGGAAAGGTGGCATAATGGA